AAGAAACAGGAAAAGAAGTTTACACTAAAAACGAAAAGAAAGCAGCAGAACGTTTATGCGATGCGTTACTAAGAAATGAAGCAGTGAAAGAATACTTAACAAAAGCAGAATACGAAGTACCACAAACAGCAATGATTGATGGAATACCAATAAGAGCAAAAGCAGATATATTAAAAGGCAATACTATTATTGATTTAAAAACCACAACAGGTATTAAAGATTTTAGATATTCAGCAGATAAATACAGTTACGATTTACAAGCGTGGTTGTATCGTGAAATGTTTGGAGTAGAAGACTTTGTATTTATAGCTATCGACAAAGGCAGTTTAGATATTGCTATCTTTGAATGTAGCGATGAGTTCTACGCAAAAGGTAAAGAAAAGTTTGAACAAGGAGTTAGTAATTATAAACACTTTTTTCAAACAGAAGGAGTAGATTTAGACCAATATGTATTAAGAGGAGTATTATAATGTAATTTAAAATGGAATTAACAAAAGATGAAGCGTTTGCTATGACGCTATACGATATAAGTCAAGGCGAAACATTAGAAACAATGCGAATGGTTTTAACAGACTACGAAGAACGTGAAGAGTTTGAAGTTTGTGCAGGCATACATTTAGCAATAGAAGTTTCTTCATTCTTAACACTTACTGCAGTAGTACAAGAATTTAACCCAATAGAATTAGAATTAACATTTGACAAATTATGAAAGCAGAAACAAAAGCAAAACAATTATTTGATAAATATTGTTATGCAATAAGAGAAAACGAAGATGATGATGGTTATTTTACCAATACTATTAAAGCTAAAAGATGTGCATTATTAGCAGTAGAAGAAGTAAGGTTTTTTCACGATAGTTTATTTTATGCAACAGAAGGAAGTATATTTGATAAATATTTAAATGAAGTAAAACAAGAAATAGAAAAATTATGATAATAGAAAAAATAAAACAAGAATCAGGAATTGATGTAACAATAAAAAGCAGGAAACGAGAACAAGTAGAAATGAAAGCATTAGCATCTTTCTTATTTAGACAAAAAGGATATTCTTTAATACAAATAGGAAAAGAACTAAACTTAAACCACGCTACAATAATACATCATTTAAAAATATACCCAAGTATAAAACACTACAATCCACGAGTACAAGAAATAGAAAATAGTGTAATAGGAATAAAACCTGATTTAGTAGTTGAATCATTACAAAAAACATTAGAGTTAAAAGACCAAGAAATTAACAATTTAAAAGAAACTATAAAACAAATACAAACAAACAAAGATATAAACCGATTACTTCCTTTATTAGAACACGAAGATATAAAAGAAAAGTTTGAAGCGTTTTTAACTATTAACGAAAAAGCAAAATACTATAAAAAATATGAGTAACTTACAAAGAATATTAAGAGTAATGAGCTTCTATTATAAAAGAGGCTGCAATAAAGAATCAGTAAACGCTATTTATAAAAAAATACTAAAACAAAAATACAATGCCTGATATAACAATGTGCGATGGTCAAGGTTGTGATTTAACTTCAACCTGTTATAGATATAAAGCAGAACCAAGTGGATATTATCAAAGCTACTTTACTGAAGCACCTATTGAAGATGACCAATGTGATTACTATTGGGAAGTAGAAGAATAAGATATGAAAACAGTTAATAGTATTTCAGGCGGTAAAACATCAGCATATATTGCTGCTAATTATCCTGCAGATATAAATATATTTTCTTTAGTAAGAATTGAAGATAAAGATAACCTATGGATGAAAGGTAAAGATGAAAAAACAAGACAATTAATTTCAGATAAATTAGGAGTTGAGTTTATAGGAACTGCAGAAATGGATGAAATCATTTATACTATATTAGATTTAGAACAACACATAGGAACTGATATAACTTGGATAACAGGTAAAACGTTTGAAGAAGTAATAAAACAAAACTACAATTACCTACCAAACAAAATGACAAGGTACTGCACTGTAGAAATGAAACTAAAACCTATCTTTAATTGGCTAAAAGAAAATACCGAATTACCTGTAGAAATGCGAATAGGATTTAGACCCAATGAAATTAAACGTGCTGAAGGAGTTTTAGCAAGAGCAGATGAAACAGGATTAGAATACTTTGAAACAATAATAGGTAAAAGAAAAACCCAAAACAAATGGGGCAAAGTACCTTACAGATATTGTAAGTTTCCTTTAATAGAAAACAATATAAGTAAAGATACAATCTACAACTATTGGAATGATAAACCTGTTAGATTTGCATACAGAAATAATTGTGTTGGGTGCGTTAATAGACAACCATTAATGATATCGCATATGGCTTCAAAAGATATTGATAAAGTTAAATGGTTTGAAAAACAAGAAATAAAATCAGGCAATAGATTTTTATCAGACGTTAGCTTTACACAAATATTAAACTTCGGAACACAAGCTACTTTCTTTGATGATGACTTCAACGAATGTGATTCGGGCTTTTGCGGAATTTAACAATAAGTAAAACCTATTATTTTTAAATTGAGTATAATTAATAATAATTGCTTTTATAATTATGGAAGATAGAAGAAAAAATAATGGTGGTCATAAATCTGCAGGACGTAAACCTAAAGTAGAAGAACAAAAAGTAAATACATTATTTGTAAATGCTTTGAAACAATTATACAATACAGAAGTAGACGACGAAGCTAAAATTACTTTTGTTAAAGATACTTTGTTAAGTTCGCAACGTGGGCAGTTATTTGTAGCCGAACATATATTTGGCAAACCAAAAGAAACAATCGAAACAACGCATAACATTAACGACTTCGATATAAAAGATATATTCAAAATTGATAAGTCTAAATAACAAATATAATTTATTAGGTTCCGATAGTAGATACTTTGTAATTACAGGTGGAAGGGGAAGCGGTAAATCCTATTCCCTTAACTCCTTTTTATTATTGCTTACTTACGAAGTAGGACACGTTATATTGTTTACACGTTATACTTTAACTTCTGCAAACGTTTCTATTATACCTGAATTTATAGACAAAATAGAATCAGCTGATTTAAGCAATGATTTTTATATTACTAAAGACGAAATAATTAATTTAAAAACAGGTTCTAAAATACTATTTAAAGGTATTAAAACAAGCAGCGGAACTCAAACTGCAAACTTGAAATCATTAGCCGGTGTTACAACTTGGGTATTAGATGAAGCAGAAGAACTAACAGACGAAGAAACATTTGAAAAGATAGACTTTAGTATAAGAACAAAAGGAATACAAAACAGAGTTATATTGGTTTTGAATCCTGCAACAAAAGAACACTTTATATATAAGAAATTCTTTGAAGATAAAGGAATACAATCAGGAAGCAATTTAATAAACGGAGATACTACATATATCCATACAACGTATTTAGATAATATAGAAAACCTTTCTGAATCTTTTGTTAACCAAATAGAAAACATTAAGAATAGAAGACCCGAAAAGTATAAGCATCAAATATTAGGTGGTTGGTTGGATAAAGCAGAAGGAGTTATATTTACAAATTGGCGTATAGGAAAATACGAGCAGGTAGGTAAAAGTATCTTTGGTCAAGATTTTGGTTTTAGTAATGACCCGACTACATTAATAGAATGCAATATAGACTCTTCTAACAAACGAATATATATTAATGAATGCTTTTCCTTGCAAGCATTAACAACGTCGCAGATATACAACTTAAATAGGCAATACGTTAACGATGCTTTAATAGTTGCTGATAGCGCAGAGCCAAGATTAATAAGTGAGTTAGCTAATTTAGGTTTAAACATAGTTCCTACAATTAAAGGACAAGGCAGCGTTACATACGGAATAAGTTTACTACAAGACTACGATTTAATAGTAACACCTGAATCAATTAACTTAATTAAAGAATTGAATAACTATTGTTGGTTGGAAAAGAAATCAAATACACCAATAGACAAACACAACCACTTGATTGATGCTTTACGTTATGCAGTAAGCTACCAATTAGAAAACCCACACAAAGGAAACTATTATATTTATTAATGACATACGGGGAAATCATAGCCACTATTGAATGTTACATTTATTTGGTAACAAATAACAATGTGCAAATAGCTATGCCTCGTAATGTAGGTGAAATAAAGAAGATGAAAGTTATGTACGAAGTAGCTAAACAGAATGTTGCTTATATGCTGCAGGTTTAAATGTTAAAGTTTTGTTAAAGTTTTAAAATACTTTTGTATTGTTAATATCTGTTGTATATTTGCGTATCAATATTTAACAAATAGAAATTATGAGAACAGTATCAGGAGTTTTATCAGCATCAATAGCAATGGCAAGTAACGATTATTTAGTTCAAATAGCTTTTGCATTATTAACCTTTTATTTAATATACCGTGAACTTAAAAGCGATAAAGAATTGTCTGAATAACGGAATAACTATTTATCCAATAGTGATAGACGATGTTTATTTTGTAGGCAAACGAAAAATCAATTACGTTAAAATAGAAATAAACGTAAACGGTGCAAAGAAATTAGGAAACGATAAATACAAACAAGACGAAACTTTAACGAATAAAGTATTTGAATTGTATGAAGTATTAAATTTAAAATTAGTTTAAAGTTAGTTTAAAGTTGGTTAAGAATTGGTAGTCAGAAATGGCTACCTTTTTTGTTTTATACAATTCCTACTTTAATTAATTTTTAAAATAAAATATGAAAGTAGATATTAATGTACCTGAATCATTAAACGAAATTACTTTATATCAATACCAAAAGTTTGAGAAGTTAATACAAAACAATGAAGCAAGTCATTTTGTAAATCAAAAGACTATTGAAATATTTTGTGATATTGAACTTAAGGATGTAGCAAGAATAAAAGTAGCTGATACTGATTCTTTGCTTGTGCATTTAAATACATTACTACAAACAAAACCTAAACTAACAAGAACATTTAAACTTGGTATTTACGAGTTTGGTTTTATTCCTAAAATAGAAGATATTACTTCAGGTGAATTTATTGATTTAGAAACCTACCTTGGTGATACTGAAACGCTGCATAAAGCTATGGCAGTTCTTTTTAGACCAATTAAAAATAAAGTTAAGGATTTATATATCATAGAAGATTACGAAGCTGCAGACAAATATTCAGAGGTTTTAAAATATATGCCTTTAGATATTGCACTTGGTTCTATGCTTTTTTTTTGGACTTTGCTCAACGATTGCGGGAACGCTTTGAGCCATTATATACAGAACGAAGTGGAACAGTCGGAAGCAGCGAAGCAAGTTTTGGAAAAAAATGGGGTTGGTATCAATCAATTTACGCAGCAGCTCAAGGGGATATTCTCCGATTCAATTCAGTTACCAAACTACCGATAACACAATTAATGACTTGGTTAATGTTTGAAAAGGAAAAAACAGAAATAGAAATTAAAAACATAAGAAAAAATGGTGTATAGAATTATTAGAGAAATCAAAGAAGCGTTATTAGAAGAACCTTTTGTAAACACGGTTACCGAAGGTGATATATTCGCAGT